GCAGATTTTAAGTGGGACACAATTCCACCTCGAATAAAAATAGAATACAAACAACAAAACAAGTTTTACAATAAACCACGTTAAAGACAATATTATGTTGAATTATATTTTTTATTTTTATACTTTAATAAATACAAATAATAACTATCAAAATTGTGGGAGGGAATAAGAAATTGTCTAAAATATAGATTATTATATTTAATATATATATTAAATATTTTAAAAATAATGAATAGATATTATATATTTTTTAACGTCTTTTTTTTCCATTTGTTAATTTAGATGCTGTCTTCTTAACAAATGAACCTATATCCTTAGTTGATTTAAATAATCTTCCAGGAGAATTACGGATTGATTTTACGGGATTTTTTATAACTTCTTCGACCTCGCTTTCAAAATCTTGAATTTTTGCAAATAAATTAGTTAATGTGCTTATTAGTATAGGGACTATTATTATAGTAAATAATAATATAATGAATAAAAACAGAGATATCATTGTCCCTATTGCAATAATATCACGTCGTAAATCTTCAGAACATTTACATTTTTCATTCATTAAATATTTAACATAATCAAATGCGTAATATATGTATACAACAAATGTTAGGAAGAATATAAATGTTCCGAATGCTAGTAATTGCACAATTGTATTGCCCATATTTTTAGCAATCGATTTAATAGATATAAACGCAGTAATTAAGAAATATACTAATGCTATTATAGTAAAATTCTTTATAAAATCGCGGTTACTATGGTCCGCGCACTCGCAACCAATATTTTCTAATTTATATATATAACTCCAAATTATTATAAGTAATAATACAAATATTAATTGTATGAATATACTACTATAAAAAGATAAAGTTGTGTCAGCCTCTTTCATTATTCTCTATACTATAATAATAGAAATTATTTATTTTTCGATAATATTATATATTAAAAATTTTGTCGAACTATCAAAGTTTTTAATATCTAGCAATTTTATTTTATTTATTATTGATACATCCTTGTGATTATTTAATATTTTTAATATTTGTTCCATAAAAATATCTATAATATATTTATGTATATTTGGGTTACTGATACATTCAACCATATTATCAAATATGTCATTTAATAACAACGAAATCTCATCGCTTTTATATTTTATCCACATAATATTTAAATTATGTATCCCTCGCTTCCATTTAATATAGTCGCAATACAGTTCATATTCATTATTTAATAATAGTAAATTATTATCATATATATATTTTGGTGGTAACCATTCTTTATCATTTAGATAACTCTTCCATAATTTATCAACCATATTATCTAAATAATCATTATCAAAGTAATCTAGTAATTTAATATATATATAAATATCACTTGTAGAACATTTAATATATGACCATATAATTAAAAATACCTCATCTGGCGAATTGTTAACTATAACCTCTTTAATTTTTTCATAAATTAATTCTTTATTTTTTACAGTTAATTTATTTAAATATCCAACTAATGTCCTCTTCATTTTAGAAATATCTGAAAAATCTGGTATAATAATATGAACCTTGCTTTTATTATTATTTATATTAGTGCCATTAAGTGTTGTTTTGTCTCTTTTATTAAATAACTTTTTTTCCCATATCATTTTAGGGTCATATAATGAATTAAAACAATTGCAAGTTTTTCTTAGTTGTTCAGCTTTATTAATAATATTATCTGGGGCTTTTATATTATTATATCTATTTAGAAAAATAGATAGATGTATTTTAATTACTTTATCATCCATTATAATACTAAATATATTTAATAATCTTATATATAAATATTATATTATATATAATATATATAATATATATTATCATCATATACATATGAAATTAGATTTTAAAAATAATTTTGTCGATGAACTAGAAAATATATATAAAACGCATCTAATATATAGAACAATAGTTGTATGCAACGGCGATGTAATAGAATATAAAAAATTATTAGAAGATAACGACTTCAGCGTGTATGTAATTAATACTATTTCAAATATTAATTACGACGAGTTAGATTATAGAATACTCCTAATTAAATCTGAATTATTTGAAGATTTTTTAAGTAATATAATATCAAATAAAATGAATGACTTTTATACATTTATTAAATTTACTTATGAAAATGATGATATTAAAGAAAGGATTTCTAAAAAATATTATAATAATTATGAAATTATGAATAATATAATATAGGATAAATATTATTATTATATATTAATATGTTAGAATAAAATGTTTAAAATGGGAAAGATGAAAGGTAAAGGAATGTTAAATTATATTATTTTAATTTCAATAATATTTATATTTGCAGTTTTAATTTCAAATAAGCAAACAATAGAAGGATTTTTTAATAGTGATAATAAAAAATATAGCGTTGAATATTATTATATGGAAGGTTGCGGTCATTGCATAGAATTTAATAAATCAGGTATATGGGAACAACTAAATGGTCTTACATGGGCGAATGTAACTCTAAAAAAATATAATAGAAGTGAAAACTTAGAGCGTGTTAATGAATTAAATATTTCAAGTTTTCCTACAATAATTGTTGTAGATAATTCATCTGGAACCCCAAAAATAATTGCATCATTTGAAGAAGAAAGGACATATGATAAATTATTTAAATTTATAAAGAAATATGAGTGAGTATAGAAAACAAAACCTATATATTATTAATATATAAGATAATATTAAAGTATCATAATTATATCTTAATATGGGCGGAGGATTAACGCAATTAGTTTTGAAAGGACAGATGGATTCGTATATTATTGCTAATCCGTGTATCAATTACTATAAATACGTATATAATAGACATGTTAATTTTTCTATGGAAAATCGAAAGATTGACAGAGAAGGTGGAGAAACATGGGACCTAAACACGAATACAAATAACACAAAAATATATACGTTTAAAATAAAACGTTATGGTGATTTAATTAGTAATATGTATTTTTGCTTTAATTTACCTGATATATATTCTACTGATAAGCATAGATTTAGATGGATTAATAATATTGGTCATAATATTATTTTATCAGCTTCTATAAAAGGCGATGGGACAACTATAGATACAATATATGGAGACTGGATGAATATATGGAATGAACTAACAAATAAAGATGGTATCGAATATAACAAATTAATAGGGAATACACCTGATTTATGTGGTCCTAATAATAATAGTTCTATATATACTATTAAAAATAATAAATTATATAATATAACATATCCGAATGCAAATAAAGATGACAAAGATAATCCATCGATACGCGGAAAATTATTGCAAGTTCCATTAAATTTTTGGTTTACACGCAATCCATCATTAGCATTACCATTATATAAAATGCAAACTCAAACGTTGACGGTAGAGATAGAATTAAGAAATATTGAAAAATTGTATCAAGTATGGTCTAGCACATATAAATTATTTGTATCGCCTACTTTCTATAATTCTTTATCTGTAAATGAGGAAAGGATATACATTAGTAATTTTACAAATAGCGAAAGTTATATAAATTGTCATTTAGATGTTAACTATATATTACTAGAGAGTGAACATAGAAATAAATCATTAAATGAACCAATCGTAAAATATGTTGTTGATTATGTAAAGAAAAGAACTGAAACAGGATTAGTATCTATTGGAAAAAATACAGGAACAAGTCAAAATATAATGTCAAACGACCATATTAAAGAGATAGTATGGGTATTGCGTCGACCTGATTTAGAAGATAATTTCAATATATATGATAATTATACAGCATCTCATATATATAATGAAAATATGGGAATATTAGAAAAAGCAGAAATTAGATGGGCGAGCACTATAATTCGCTCAGATGAAAGTGCATACTATTATAATAATATTCAACCTTATCAACATCATACTAATATTCCAAGAACAGGAATATATTGTTATTCATTTTCCTTATTTCCTGAAAAAATAGTTAGCGCAGGTTCATATAATAATCAAATGATTAATACAAATCTAAATATCACTATTGATAGTAAAATAAAGAGTAAAGATGAATACCTATATTTATTTAAATTATTTGAATATAAGAATGCAACTAAACCATATCCAATTAAAAAAGAAGATATAACTTTTGATTTGATAATATATTCAAGAAGTATTAATGTTTTTTCGATTAATGGAGGTAGTGGTAATTTTATATGGACTTATTAGATATTATCAAGATATTATTAGATATTATTTTTATATATCTCTTTAATAAAAAGAGAATGGATTTGATTGTATTAATATTAATATTATTATCAGGATACATAATTAAATATTTAATTGATACTATAAATACGCTTAATAATGAAATTAAAGAGATTAAAATGAAATGTATATCAACAAAAAACGATGTAACATTTGAAACGAGTAGCAATAAAAATCCTTCACAGCAAATTAATGATGCTTTAATTAAAAATATAGTTTATTTTAAAGATTATTTTGATAAATAGATTTGATAAATAGATATAAATAATAAACGCATATATACTTAATATAAGACACTCCTTATAATTCATATAATGCCTCGGAAAGCAAAAGCAATAGATGATAAAATAAGTGAACCTAAGAAAAAAAAAAATTTAATGAATACAATTATTAAAGATATTACAATAGTTGATAATGAAGATATTATATTGCAATTACCTTTATCAAGTGCGCATATAAATAAACTAAATATTACAGATAATACGTGCTCTGAACTCCCTGAACCATACGAACCAAACTGTTTTTACATAAATGAAAATAGTACCTATAGCACTATACAAGATAATAATATATTTGATAATACAAGTAGTGAATATTCATTAAAAATTTCTCAAAAAGAAGAAATTTTTAATTCAAATAATAATTGTTACTGGTGTTGTCATCCTATCGAAAATAGAACTTATGGAATGCCTTATAAATATAATATTAAAACGGATACATATGTTTTATTTGGGAACTTTTGTTCTCTCGAATGCGCTAATGCCTATAATTTCTCTTCTCATTGTGGAAGCGACAAAGTTTGGGAAATTAATAGTTTAATACAAATGTTAAGCCAGCATTATGGATTTATTCATCCTATTCGTCCAGCACCATCAAGATTTTTGCTTAAAATATTTAATGGACCCATGACAATTGAAGAGTTTCGCAAAGGTCATTATTCAAATGACAAGACATATATTCTAAATCTTCCTCCTATGATATCTACAAATTTTAGTTATGAAATTGTAAATACTTCATATTTAAAAAATGTTACGGATAATATGCATATAAAATTAGATAATCAAAATATTAATACTAGAAAAAATAAAAATTCGATTGATAATAAATTAAGTCTTGTAGTTTCTCAAAAAATATAAAAAAATGATATAAGGACACTTATTTATATATATAAGTGCTAATAACAATAATTAATGAATAATATCTTCTTCTCGCCGTATAGAATCTCAACTATTACTTGTAACGCAAATATAGGTAATAATATTAATATAAATCTTGGATTATTATTTGATAATATTAATATTATTGAAAATATTAGCGAAGGAATTGATAAAGGAATTGTGTGGGTCCAATTTATGAAAAATGGCACAGATGTATCTAAAGGTGTATATCCTAAGAAAAGGAGGAAAAGTAAAAAAAATACTATGAAAAAGAACAGATTTGATAATCAAGTAACAGTCATATATAAGTTTAATGACAAATATATTCCTAATGTTAAAATATTTAAGAATGGCAATATTCAATTAACTGGTATCAAAGATATCAAGGATACAGAGCATATAGTCAATCATATTATTAATGATATTACATCAATATATAATAATATTGATAAAAATATTATTGTTAATGCTGAACCAGATTATATCCTAGATTTGAAGTATCAAAATTTTAAAATTCGCATGATTAATACAGATTTTAAAGTTTATTCTGACTCCGACTTAAAGAATGGTTTTGAAATTAGAAGGAAAGAGGTGCATAAATTATTTATTAATGATGAGCATAATAATAAGTGTAGTTTTCAACCAGGCATATATCAAGGTGTAAAGTTAGAATATTTCTGGAATATTAATAATAAAAATAAGAATGGGATATGCTCATGTCCTAAATATTGTTATGGAAAGGGAACCGGTCAAAATATAGGAGATTGTAAAAAAGTAACTGGTGCTTTATTTGAAAGCGGAAGTGTATTAATAACTGGAGGTGTTACATTTGAACAAGTTAATGAAACATACAAATATATATGTGACTTTCTAGAAAAACACAAAGAGTTAATTAAGAAACCTCAACCTAATACATTATTAGTATGACAAGAAACATTATAATTATTATCACTATCATTTATATTATATTTTTTATAATTATTGCTATTTATGCTGTTATTACCTGGTCTATTATAAGAAGGAATATGATGACTTGCATAAAATTGTGAACTATATGCAACTGCATCTGGTTCGATGCGAGGGATTACATAATTATTTCCCCACGGTTTTTTATCAAACAGAACATCTCCTGTATATAACCCTGCGTTTTTTAATGGTTCCGGTGCTTTAACATTTGGCCCATAATCTAACTCTGAATACAATAGTTCGCTCTTCATTTTTTTTATTTATTCTAATACAATATAAGGAATAAAATTAATCATTTTATTACATATAAATAATATAAAGAATAAATGATATATATAGATATATAGGTATATTAGGTATATATATAGATGAGTTCTAAAAAAAAGAGAGAGACAGAAGGTGATATTAATAATAAGAAAGCGAAGATGAATAACGGCGTGCCTGATTTTGTTAGCGACGGGTTAAATACTAATGATATTAGAAATATTGTTCAAGATATTATGATTATTATACAGAACAATAAAAATAAAATGAAACACGAAGATATTATAAATAATATTAAAACACAGGAAGTGCGATTTACAACATTTGCAGATAGATATCCTATGCTTTTTGATATGATTACGAAAGAAGAGGGGTTTGATTATCAAAGTTTTGAATATTTTTTATCAAAACGTGAAGATATTATTCAAAATAAAAAACCGAGCGATGATGTACATAAACAGGTCGGGCAAGAAATGTTTGACAAATATTATAAGAAATAATTGTTATTTTTACTTTAAATATATAAAAATTGATATAAGAAATTATTAATATTTAATTTATACCCAAGATATCAATATGACTTCCGAAAGTTCAACAATCTCATTTCCAACCACTCTATATCAACTTATTGAAGAAACATTTAAAATTTATGAAGAACGCAAAGTTGTAGATGAATGCTATGATGACAAAGGTGAAAATAGTTATGCAAATTGTCTTATTTATATTTTGAAGAAATATCATTTCTGGCCTTTTATGAAAGTTAAAAAATTCAAGGGACGTAGCGATATTGTTCTGCTTCATAATTCATATCTGAAAAAAAATATTGATAATTTTAAAGAATTATATGAGCAGTGCAGAAGCGTAGTTCTAGATTTTAGTCTTGAATATAATAATATTGTTGTTACATATGCTAATTCGACCCCTGAAAGAATTGATTGTAATAATTATATTAATTCTTTATATTCTTCGGAAGACAAGGTATATGAAGCATATGATGGAACAATCATTACAGTTTATAATTACAAGGACGAATGGTTCTTCGGAACTTCAAGTTGTCCCGATGCTAACAGTTCAAAATTCTCACATCCAACAAAAAGACATGGTAATATGTTTGATGAAATATTATTTAAAATGTTCAAAGAGCATATTACCGCCGAAGAAGTGTCTTCTTTAACATCGGATGAAATTTCTTTGAAACTAAGAAATCTATTTGTGCAACATCTTGACCCAAGCATGGCGTATGAGTTTATTATCGTTCACCACGAAAATAAGCATATTGTAGATTATAGCGGACTTCTTGGAAATGATTATATGGAGTTATTTCATATCAATACAAAGCATCGTAATTTATTGATTGAAAATGATATTATAGCATCTATTATTCCGTCATTATTTGAGAGGGGAGTTAAATACCCTTTACAATTTAATAATATTCAGGAGGCGTATTCGCATATTAATAATTCCCTCTATAGTTATGGTTTAATCGTTAAAAAAATTGTAGATGGAAAAGTTAAATTATATAAAATTTCAACTGATGCTATTAATTACCGCGAGGAAACGGACCCTTGCCATCCAAATATTTGGATGAATATTCTTTCGGTCTATATGAAAAATAAAACGGAGTATACAATCAAGGATTATATTGCAAATTACAATCCGAACATCAATTTACCGCTAGATAATAAAGGACAAAAAATAGACCCAACCTATCTTATACATACTATTATATCAACAATTAAAGATAGTTTGTATAGTTACTATAAAGCGACAACAATCTATTATCCTAACTATAATCGCTTTAAAATGAATAAAGATATGGACAAGCAATTCCCGCCAATTATCCAATATCATTTGGCGCAACTGCGTAATCTGCAAGTAAATACTTACAAGACAAAAATGATTAATATGGGGAATGTATATCATTATCTATGTCAATGTAATGATGTTAATAATATTAAAACCCTAATTCAATTCTTTGCATCCAATCCGATTAATGAAATGCACCCAAGAACATCTATGTGCTTCGCTATTATGACAAGTTTAATTTCTTAAAATATCTCTTA